GAAATGATATTTCTTCTGGTGATAATGATTTAAATTTAGTTCGACAACTATCAATATAATCTATCATCTCATCTTCAGTTCCACTCATCATCACTTTCAATCCTTCCTTAATCATTGTACGACAAGGTGCAGGTGTTGATGACTTCACTGCTTCAATACCCATAATCTTTAATTTTGCATCTGCATATCTGACTCCTTCACTATCCCACACATTCAAAATATATCTTTTCTTTGCTGTCCATATACCACGGTCTGCGATGTTCTCTCGCTTCATGAACATCTTTTGGTCATAAGCATTTACGTAGTTCGCCAACGCTTGGTAAGAACTCTCAATATACTTTTCAAATTCCACTTCACACACCTTATTAAGGAACGACACAATGCCTTCAGTAGTTTTCTCTCTGCCTTGGTATACTGCGTCAATAAAAGGGCCCAGATTAAGATAAATGGAATCGGTATCAGAAGCAATAACATAATCAACATCCTCCGTATTTAAAATTTTGTTCAATTTACGATTCATCCGATTTTCAATCCATCGGATTGAAACTTGACCAGATAAAGTAATTGCTTCAGCGTTTGCTAATTTAAAATAACGGAAGTACTGATTACCGATAGCACCATAAGCAGAATTAAGAGAGATCTTCTTTGCCATCTGGATATTGTTGCAACGGGCAATTTCTTTTTCCAACGCTTTTGTTTTTTTCTTCTCATATGATTTTTTTGCCTCAATCATTTTCTTTTTGAAGATGACTCTTTCGTTATACATCTTCTCCATCAGTTCGGGTAAAAACCCTTTGATGTCTTTGCGATACATTGCACCATTAGCACATACCGCATAATCTTTGAACATTTCAAATGTTACTTCCTCAGATAAAATTTTATCAACATTGACTGATGGGTGTCTTTGTTCAAGTAAAGTTTCTGGAGAAATATTATATTGCATAATCAAGTGTGGATACAGACTATTCAAGTCAAAAGAAACCACCCAATCATATTTGCCAGGTATTGGTTCTTTAACATATGCACCTGCATATTGTGAATCTTTATCTGTTCTCACCTTCGGAGGAATCACAACATTTTTCCTCTTCAGATAATTATATATGATTGAATCCCAAGTCCTTACTTGAAAGAATACATCTGTGTAATTCACTTTCGCATCGTATGCCATAGTCAGACAAAGTTCAATCAACTTCATCTTATCCTCAAGTTGATCTACAAGTTCAACGTCAATGATATTGTATTCAATAAACTTTTGCCAGTTACCAGTATAGAAATCTCTAAATGTATCAAACTCAGAGTGGTCTAATTTCTTTTTACCAAGTTCAACAAAAGCAATATGATCTAGACGATATGATTCTTGATTTGTATATGTAAACTTACGATATCAATAACTGATATACCAGCCATCTCACATGATATTTGTTTACGACCTTGTACAACAAAATCTTTTTTTCTTACATAACCCCAAGGAGAAAGTTTACGAACTTTCTTTTCACCCATCAATCTTTCAATACGTCCTACAATATAAGGAATATCATACAACTCACAGTTCCAACCAGTGATAACCTCTGGTGTATTTCTTTCCCAGTATTCTAGAAAACGGTCAATTAGATTATATTCATCTGTACATTGCACATACCTTACATCATCTCTTGTATTATTGAATGGACGAGATGCAAAACAAACTATCTTCTTTGTTGTATAATCTTGTAAAGTAATTGCAAGTAATTCTTCTGCACAATTAAAGACATCAGGGAAACCACTTTCAGCAGCAACCTCAATGTCAATTGTGACTAATTTAATTTTACTAATATCAAACTTAATTTCTTCCTCTGGATATCTCTCAGAAATATACTGGCAGATATATCTGTCATTACCATATACGTCAAAGTTTTCTACACCAGAATATTTCTCAATAAAACTTTTACACTCAGATATTTTACCAGGTTTAATTGGTTCTACACTCTCTCCTTCGAGAGTTTTATACTTTGATTTTTTCTTAGAAGGTACATAAAAAGTGGGATGAAACGTTTCTCTCGCAGTAAAATGCTTGCCATTTTCATATCCACGGACAAGAATTTCATCAAACCTTTGATGGACATTTGTATAAAACCTCATGCGATAGTCTTATTATATTCAAAAAGTAATTTACTTGTAGGATCAACTAATGTCAATATCTTATCAGAACTCATAAACATTTCTTTATTAGGAGTTAAGTCAGACATCCACTTTGATAGTTTACCATCTACAATAACACAGGGATTAATTAATTTACAATCGGGTTGGCCAATATCTGCTAGGACTTCATCAATCTCCGCTATCAGAATCATTTGATTCACTAAGCACAAGACTTGGATCGTATTCTCTGGTTCTACCATCTCGTCCGTTGCTTGATCTGTCTGTATCATTAGATCGTCTTCCATTCATTTTGTCCTCGTAATTTTTTTTAACTGAATCAAGTGGTTCTGTAATACAAACTACCCAATCTTTATTTACAATTATATCATTATCTTTAGATAATGTCATCCATTTGTAATATGCAAGTTCATGTTTTGGTCTACTTTCATCTTCAACTAAAACGTGAGAGGTCTTAATCTTAATACAATATGGTTTTTTGAAAAGGTAAGATATTAAAATATCAGTTTCCTTTTGACGAAACTCTGATATATCAGCAATTACCTCTTCTCCAGATTTTAGTAGTGCGAGTTTTATGCTCATATTTTAACTATACTCCATAATATTGTAACATAAAAAAAGGGATCGTCAAGATCCCTAAAGTATTGTAACCTTTAACCATTAAAGATATACCTTTTTGGCATGATGTTCTGGAACAATCTTACCTAATGTAATTGTAAGAAGTCCATCTGCAAAGTTAACGTCTTTAACTTCAACATCATCAGATAGTGACCATTGCCTTGAGAATGATCTCTGTGCTAGTCCTTTGTGACTATAAGTTTCTTCTTCTTTCTTTTCTTTAGTTCCTTCTACGAATATCTTACCATATTCTGTGTAAACTTTAACTTCTTTCTTTTTGAATCCTGCGAGTGCAATCTCTAATCTGGATTCAACGTTGTTTACGTGAACAATATTGTATGGTGGATAATTAGCATTTGTATTTGTATTCCAAAATTGTTGGAAGTAATCATCTAACCCTATGCTATTTCTTGCGATCTTTTCCATTAGTTCTGGAAGATCTGAAGCACTATATCTCTGTATGTTAGTCATGTTTCTCCTTAGTAAGCGAGTGTGAATTGTGTCCCCGAAGGCGACATTACTATTTAAGCACAAAACATAAAAAAAGGGGGTAGTAAAACCCCCCTTTATCTTGTACGGTTATGTAACAATTATTCACCTGTGTAAGAAAATAGTGAGTTTACTGGGTTATCAGTTTTAATTCTTTGACCAAGAACATGAGTTATTTGGCCTGGTTTTGTTCCGAACTCAAGCCTTTTTGATGCGAACTCCTGTATTAAAGCAAGTTCCTCATTCAGAATTTTAACCATTGCTGAATTGTCATTATCAAACTCTTCATGTGTTGTAGCAATACTGTTAAAAACAGCAAAGTTTTGAGTTTGCCCTTCACTATCAATATAATCCCTCATCATTGCAAACATTTTACGTTGTATTCTTTGCCTATTACCTTGTTTATCGGCACCATCAGCATTTAATGGAATGATTTTACCAAGCTTCTGTTCTTTAGCCTGCTTCCTCACATAATTTTCATTTGAACAATCATGGTCAATACGACCTCTTGCTTTAACTTTTCTATGTGCAGCTTCAGCATAGGAAGAAACTTGTCCCTCACTAAGTTCACCTTTAGAAACATGAGTCAACCAGTTCTTTATTTTATTCTCATTCCACTTTTTAGCACCATACTTATCAATTTTACCTACCGCAGCAGTAACATAATCTGCTTTTGTATTTTGTGACCCACCTGCCTTTGCATTATCAGTTAATTTAGTATCATCTACTACATCCCCATCATCTTCCTGAAATCGACCTCTAGTACCACTAATTTTATATCTATCATATACCCAACAATTTATTCCTAACTCATCAAAATATTGTGACCGACCATAACCACCAGTTAAATCATCCTTCCATTTATCTCTAGGTTCATCTGGATTAGTAACTACTGTCTTAAGTGGTTTACATGTAACATTAATACCCCTTGTCTCTATAGTAATTAAATTATCTCTATTTGGTTTAGTTGTTCTTGAAGCATTTAAACTACTATTATCATCCCCACTCTTTCTATTAGGATGTGATACTGGAAGAACTACTCTTTCTAAATGTTC